ATCGACCGCGCCTCGCTGAGAGCAGACGGATTGCAGGGCACGGAGCACACCGAGATTTCGAGCAGGGTCTGCTTCTTGAAATCGATGCCGTAAGGCCGATCCTTGTCGGCGGTGAAGGCCCATTCCTTCGGCTTGAAACCGACCGAAACGGCCTTGAGAAACCCCCCGGTCACCAGCCGATAGATGGAGTCGGCAAACTCGCTGACTTCGGGCGGCGCGAACTCGATGTCGCCGACCAGCTTGCCCTTTTCGACGTCGACATTCGCGGCGCGACCGATCGGCGGGGAAAAGCTGTCGTGCGCCCAGAGAGCAACAGGATTGGCGTTGAACACGCTCAGATCCCAACCCTTCGGATCGATGCTGTCCCCGGCGTGGTCAATCGTCGCATCGGAAAAGACGAACCGCTTGGTCCGCTCGGCGCCGGCAACCTCCTGCGGCTCCGCTGTCGCGAAACGGTAGACGGTGGCATCGGGGGCTGAATCGCCTTTGGCGGCGTCGCGAAATTCATCGACGCTCAGGAGCTTCATCGGCATGTGATGGGGTTCCTTATGGCGCGACCAGAACAGCGACGCTGCCCGGATTGGAGTTGTCGCCAAGGTCGTGCGCAACGATGTCGATGCGCTCGGTGGCGAGGATCGCGATCTGGTCGGTATCGAAATACCGCTCGCCGGTCGCGGCGAGGGTGAGCCCGCGACGCTGGCCGAGCACACCGGCCGCGTACATGTCGCCGAATGCCATCATCGCCTGCCCGCTCAGCGAGGTTGCGACCTGGGGCAGCTTCTGGGTGAGGATCACGGGGAAGCCGTTATAGAACTGGGTGGGAACGCCATCGACCATGCCGGGCGTCAGCAGGCCGCCAGTGGCGGCGGCGATCCGCGCGAAGCAGAGGGCAAAGCCGAGCGAGCTCACGAAGAACGCGGCCCGCGGCATGGCCGATGCCCGAATGCCGGCCATGAGGCTGCCGAGATCGGCGCTGTCGAGCAGGCCATAGGTGTTGTGACCGCTGGCCGCGACAACCTTGGCCTTCGCGTGGGCGCCGTCGAACACGATCTGGCCGACGCCGAGAATCCCGCCATAGGTCGACGTACCGTCGCCGTTGAACGCGCAGTCATCTTCCTTGGCAGCCATTGCCCATGCGATCTCGGTCGCGATGTAGTCGACCATGTCGACGACCGCGTCTTCATTGAGCTCGCTGGACAGGGTGACGATCGCGCCCAACTTCTTGGCGGTCAGCTTCACGCCGTCCAGGTTGGTATTGGTCGACGTAGCGGCAGCGCCTTCACCGATGAAGAATGCCGATGCCGTGCCAGTGCGGCGCGGGAATTCGGAAGTGTCGGACCCCATCGGCCAGACGCAGGCGCGGCGGCGGAACGCGCCGAAGGTATCGCGAAGATCGAAAATCGCCTGCTCCAGCGCAACCGGCGTGAGAAAACCGCCGCCACTGCCGATCCCCTCGGTCTGAGCCTTGACCATGGCCACGCCCTTGCGGTCGCACCAGTCGCGCGCATCCTTGCGGCCGTAGATCGTTGCCAGCAGCCACTTGCCCGAGATTTCGTAATTCTCGTGGGCACCGGGACCGGTGAATGCTTTCGCCATGCGGTTTATCCTTGTTCAGTCTGCGGGCGCGCTGTCGTCAGCGACGGCCGCCGGGTCGCCCCGGCCGCCCGGCGCGGCGTCTCCGGTCACGTCACTGCCGGGGCCTGTCTCGTTGCCGCCGGGCTCGAACCCGATTGGCGCGACGTTGGTCGGTTGGTAGAGGGTGTCGCCTTCAGGATGGTCAGGCAGACCCTCAGCCCGGCGCGCTTCGTTCGGCGTCAGGAACATGCCGACGATGCCGGTGCGATAGGCGTTGTACCGGGTCTGGAGTGAGGCCCGCAGGAACCCGGAAACGTCGAACTCGACGAAAAACCCTTCCTCCGACAGGCCGAAAATATGATCGAACTTGGCCTCCCAGCGCCCGAGGTCGCTCGAAACCACGCTGTTCATGTAGTCCTGATCGAGCTGCTCCATGCTGGAACCGACGCCGCGATCGACGACGCCCAGTTTGTGCATTGGCATCCGGTAGAGCCGGGCGATCTCCTGAATCTGCAAGGTCCGCGAAGCCACCAGTTCGGCATCGCGCGCCGACATGCCCATCGGCTGCCATTTCAGGCCGGCTTCCAGAACGGCGGTGTCACCGGCATTCTGCAGTCCCTGCTTGCGCTCTTTCCACGCCTTGGCCAGCCGCTCGGCTGCTTCCTTGCTGAGCTTCTGGTCTGTCGTCAGTACGCCGCCCAGGTTGGTCGAGTTCGCCGACAACCGCCCAGCCAGTTCTTGCTGCGACAGGGCAAGCCCGATCACGTCCCGCGACAGGCCGATGCGCGAGGCCCCGTAGAGTAGGTTATCCAGCGCCATCCAGCGCAGGTGCAGAATATCCTCTGACGGGATCATCAGCGGCTGCGCCGCGAGGATCGCCATCTCGTGCATCCCGCGACGTGCGACCTGATAAAATACCTCTCCGCCCGGTGCCTCGAAAATCGAGACGCGATCCGGATTGACCGGGATGAGTTTGATCGGTCGGCCACGTCCATCGCGCAGGACCACGGCATAGGCGTTGCCGCGGAGCATCAGCGCCGCCTGCATCTGCTCCATGAACTCGAAGCGGCTCTGATCGTCGTTCGGACGCTGCAACAGTCGCTCAAGCGGGTGATCGCGAACGATCTCCTTCCCACCGCTCGGCAGCCGGCGATAAACATGCACCGGCAGCTTGGCGACGTCCTCGGCGCGGATCGACACGCAGGCAAGGACCGTCGAAACCTTCAGCGCAGTCGCCTGCGTAACGCTCATCCCGCCGACGCTGACGGTAGCCGAGCCGAACTCGGACCACCATTCGTCGATCGACATGGCCGCCTTGCTGGCGCGTCGGCCCGCAATGCTGGTGAGCAGGCCCATCAGTCAGCGACTTTCCGGGCACCCATCCATGCCGCCGCCAACAGAAAAGCCCCGCCGGTGATGATGCCGGCAGGCTCGGAAATCATGGTAGCGCCGCCGGTCACCATGCCCGCACCGGCAAGGGCGACAAGGTCCAGCAGCATTCCAGCGATGCGGGCGGCATTGCCGTCGGTTGGTTCGTCGGCCATGCGGGTGTCCTCAGATGATCAGCAGCTCATTGCGCTCATAGTGCGACGCGCCGCCATCGGGGTTCGTGTTCAGGAGCACGCCTACAGCCATGCAAAGGGCGACCGCGGCGTCGATCTTGTTCACCGCGCGCTCCTTCGAGAGCCAGTAGTTGCCCCAAGGATCGGTTTCGGTCACCGCGCTCATGATCGCGGAAATCAGCACCGGGTTGGTCTTGAGCTTCAGCCGACCCTCGAACAGCAGCGTCTCGACCAGCTTGACGGATCCGGGCATCCAGAGCCCTTCCGGCTCCTTGCCTTCCATCAGCGCGGCCTCGCGCATCCATTCGGTCGGCTTGCCCTTCTTCTTTCCGCCCTGGGGATGCTCGACCTGCTCGATCGAGCAGCCGATTGCCTCCAGTTCCGGCAGGAACGTCGCCCGATAGGCGTATTTGTCGTAGGCTAGCACGGCCTCGTACTGCGCAGCGTCGCGGGCCACGGAAGCGGCGACGTGCGCGTAGCTGATAATCCGGCCCAGCGGCGCGTAGAGGTGGCCTCCGGCGATCCAGACGTCATAGGGCGCCTTGTCGCGCAACTGCCGCGCCGCGACCGTGTCGCCCGGCGTCCACGCCTCGATCCATGCCGCCACAACTGGCTTGCGCAGCAGCGTCAATTCGCCATCGTCGCCGACCTGCTCGACCTCGATCTCGTCGATGATCGTGGCGCAGGCCTTGGCGGTAATGTCCTGTGTCTGCGACAGGTCGAGACCGATCCCGATCCGGTTGCCATGGTATTCCGCCGGGTCGAAGTCGACCAGCGCCGGCTCCAGAACCTCGCGGCTGAGCCATGCCGTGTCGGCGTCGGTCCATACGCAGAAGTGCAGTCGCAAGATGCCGTTCAGCTTCCCCGGCATCGCCCGCGCCTGGGCAACGACGCCTGCGAGGTATTCCTCGGTTATCGTCACCCCCAGCAGCGGGTTCGCCTTGGGCCAGCAGGATGGATCCGTGAGCGGGTCGTCCCCGGCGTCCAAACTGCACACGAAGGAGAAGCTCGTGTCGTCCAACGCCTCGCCGAGATAGGCTGCGTCGTCGTCCCGCGCGTTCAGGTTTCCGGCCGCGACCTTGACCGCGTGCTCGTGCTCTTCCCAGCAGACCGAGTTTCGGTTCGATCCGCTGTTCGTGATCATCAGCAGCAACGGCTGCCGCCGGAACTTGAAACCGCGCTCCAGCATTTCCATCACGCCGCGATCGGGATGCTCGTGCACCTCGTCGCAGAGCGCCATGTGCGGGCGCGGGCCGGAGCCGGTTCGCTTGGCCTCGCGGCTGATCGGGCGGAAGAACGAACCCTTGGCCAGATAGGCGAGGTTGTATTCCTTGCCGGCCCCGCCGCTGGCTTTGAGCCGGGTCGAAAGGTCCGCCGACTGGCCGACCATCTTCACCGCGTCGCGGAACAGAATTCCCGCTTGGTCCTTGGTCGCGCCGGCCGCGTAGATCTCGGCGCCAGGTTCACCGTCCGCCATCAGTCCGTAGAGTGCGATGCCACCGGCGAGGGGTGAATTGTGCGTTGGGACCAGATGCTCACCAGCGAGATACATCCGCGAAGGGCTGTCCACGCTGATGCAGCGAACCGGCACCGACGCCACCCGTTCGCAGCCGACGATCATCCGGCTTTGCGAAATCGGGCTAGATACCGGCCGTTGCTTTAGCCTTCCCGACTTCCGCTTCATGCGGAATACCGGGCGATCAGCGTAAGCCCAAAACTGGATGCGGTGGCGGGTTCCTACGGGCCGCCCGTTCAGTACCGAATCCGAGGCCTTCATTGTCGGCTTGAAGCCGAGCGATCGAATGAGCTTCAATGCGTCGCGAGCCAAGCGTTCGCAGCACAACGTCAGTTCCGCTTGTCCACCCTTGGCAATCGTGCCGTCTGTATCCATCAGCCCTTGCAAGAGGGCGAGGCGTTGCGCGTCAGACGCCCAGAGGTAGGCGTCAGGGATATGTTTGTTGCCGAGAACCCCGAGTGCGCGCAGTTTGGCTTGTATCGAACACGCACGCGCCGCTTGCGTCCTACCGCTAGAGCCGAGAATGACCCGCGCCGTGCTGTCGCTATGCTTCGACCGTTCCTCAGCCGACACGCCTTCAGACTGGATCGCCTCGACCACCGCCCAATCGTCATACGCGACCGTCAGCCGCGCATCGGAGCTATTTCCGTCCCCAAGCCACGCGCCGAACGTGTAGGGCGGCACGGACAACTCCACGTCCGGTAGTTCAAGTGGACCTGCAATGCCGACGCGGTGGTTCCACTTCGCTTGGGGATGCTTCGACCCTGAGGCCGGAACCATCAGCGTTGCGGCAATCTCCGCAGTCGTCCGAATGTCAGGCATCCCCTTGCGGGGCGCGTCCTTTGGTTTGGGCCCCTTCGGTAAACCGGTCCGGCGCGCTGAAGTAACCCACAAGTGACCCGCGTCGGCTATAATCTCTGCGCCATCGGAAAAAGTGACGCGATAGCAGTCATGGTTTTCCATGACCTCTGTTGCGCCAGTAACATTGCACGGGACCCCATGCTCATCAAACACCTGATCCCCGACGCGCAAATCTCGCATCTGCTTCCAGCCGCTCGGCGTTGGGATGACAGTATCTAGAGCAAGTGCCTTCCCGTTGCCCTTGCCCATCTCGATATAGGCGCGGCGAAACCGCCTGACCCAGCCGTGATCGGTGCTCTCGCGTTGCCAGCCGAACAGCGATCCTATCAGGAAGGCCTGCGCCGGTTGCGCCTGAAAAGGCCGACCCTCGAATTGCCCCTCGCTGAGCTTCAGCTTCGTCTCGAAAAACCGCAGCGCGCGCTCTGCCTGCTCGACATTGTACCGCAGGCCGCGCTGCTTGCCGTGCTTCAGGTCGTCCAGATGGCGCCGACAAGCGTTTCGGACGTGAGGGCCGGCAACAATCTTTCCAGCAACGACCGCGCGAGCATAGGCCGTGGCGCGGTCAGTCGAAGAACTCGTCCTTGGACTTGCCGTCATCGGCGCTTCCTCGGTTGCGCTCATCGGTCAGGCCCAATTCGCTCATGTAGGCGCGCATCTGGCCATGCTTCGACGCGGGGAAACCCTTCGGGTTGAAGCGGAACTCCTCCCACAGCTCGCAGAACGCGATGGCGATTCCCTCGCGTGAGGCGTCCAGCCAGCCGGCGGGCTCGATGAACCGCTTCCACGCCCACGCCGCCTGTCCCTTGAGGTAGACCGGCTTGGCAAGCTTTCCGAACAGGGCCACGGATTTTTCGGCGCGCTGGCGAATATCCGCCTCGCTCCCGTGCCGGGTCACATTGCGCGTTCCGTCGACCAGGCGAAGGGCTGCGGGTTTCGGTTTGGCGCCACGAGCGGCCATCAGGAGGCCCTTTCGTGTTTGAGGCCCGGGAAATTAATCTGAAAATGCGAAAATTTTGGGATCAATGCGGTTGCCAGTGAGGCAGGCGAGGTTGTCTAAACCCCCTACCCCATCAGGAGGGCCTCCATCCGCCAGGAGAGCCCGGCCCTCGCTCGATCGGCCAACCGTCGATGCCTACTGCGGCCTTGGGCTTGGGAGGGCGCTTGCCCTGCGCTCTGGCGCTCTCGGCTGCGGTCTTTTCCTTGTGGCAGGGACGGCACATGCCCGTGAGGTTGGACCGTTCGTCCGTGCCTCCCTCGAACAGCGGGGTGACGTGATCGCAGATGGTGCTCTGGTTGGTCCCGCAGGTGCTGCAGGTGGGTTCCTCTTGCAGTACCTTGGCCCGGAGCGATGCCCACTGTCTGCCCCGCGTTCTGTTGGGGGACTTGCCTTGCCATGCCATCAGGCGTTGTCGCTGAATGCGTTCTCGGGCGGGGATGTCTGCTCCATGATAAAGCAGGCCAATTCAGCCTCTGCCCGTTTTTCCTGGCACACGGCCCATTGCTGAGCGTGGCGCGCGCGACCTACCTTTACGTCGGCGGCAATCG